TCGAGACAAACGCCCCGCCATTGTCGCCAAAATCCACCGCCGATTCAGCCGACGAGAAGATCGTCCTGCCCCTCGGGGGAAATGATGCTGTGGCCCCACCGTTGGTGATCCACACCCGGCCCTGATAAACCTCAGACGCTGTCCCTGAGATGCCATAGGGCATCAGGAACGTCGTCGCCTCGGCCCCGTCATTCCCACCACTGAAATGAACCAACGCCTTACTGTACCCCTGGCCGTAGGTCTGCATGATGATCGCGGTTACAACCCCTGATTCCATTTGAGCAACAGCAGTTGCTCCAGTGCCATCGCCGATGATCGAGACAATCGGCGGCGCCCGATACCCCGTGCCGCCGTAATTGACCCCGATCGAGGTAATCTGGCCGAACGCCACGGTGCAAACCGCGACGCCACCAGACCCACCAGGGATGGAAGGGCTGCCCGGTATGCCGGGATCGTCGATGCTAACGGTGGGCGGGACTGCGTACCCCGTGCCCGGATTGATAATCGCGATTGCGGTGATCGCCCCGTTCGTTATCGAGACAGCCCCGCTCGCCCCGCTGCCAGGCGCAGCGCTGAAAATGACCCTCGTCCGGCTGGTATAGCCATGCCCGCCATCGACGATGACGACCTCTTGCACCCCGCCGGTATTGACGCTGACAGTCGGTGTAGCAATCGCGCTGTCGTCGGTTCCCCCCCCACTGATGTAGAGGTTGATGAAATCATCAACACCGAACCCTGTCCCCGGATTCGTCGTCGTGATCTTCGTCACGGCCCCGTTGCTGATCTCCGCAACGAACGTCGCCGATGTCCCGCTCCCTGTCGTCTGAAACGAGATCGTCGGCAGGCTCGTATAGTTCTTCCCGGCGTTCGCGATGGAGACCTCGGGGCCAACCCCGCCTGCGGTAAACAGGTTGTTGGCATCCCAAAGCCAGTACCCGTTTGTCTGATCCTTGGCGAACACCAACTCCTCGCTGCCGAACTGCGTAAACCCCTGCACCGTTGACGGACTTGCAATCGTCCCCGCCGGCATGATCGTCGATGTCGCATTGGTGTTGAGGTTGACGGCGATCATCGAGCCGTCCGACAACAACACAGTGGCGTAAGGCACATCGCCGACATTGCCGAACGCGAACCAGACAATCGTCATCCCAGCGGGGGCCGTGTAGATGTCCGGCCCGATCCCCGGCAGGATGCGAAGGTTGCTCGGCCCAATCGGGAACCAGCCATCGCACCAGAACATCTCGCCCGCGCCAATCGCCGGGCGAGACGGCTTGGTGTTCAGCGTCTCGAACTTCTCGAAATTGATCGGATGGAAATTCTCAGGCAGCCCTGGCGTGTCGGCGGGCTTGCCGGGAAGCGAGATGTTGCCGCCGTCCGACATCACCATTTTCCATAAATGTTAGTCACTCTGCCCGGCCGGGTGTATGCCGAGTATCTGTTGCAATAGTCGTCGAACTTCTTGCGATAATACATTGCCGCGTTGAGGTTTTGCATCTCCTCGTAAGCATAGATGGCGGCTCCCATAGGGACACAATCTGTCCAAGGATCGGCAATCGCCTCGAATGAACTATCATCCTCCAAATCTTTGGGTAGGCAGCAACAGTCAAATTCCATCTGATAGATCGTCGAGGGAATGGGATACATGTAGAGCGAGCCGTTGCTGCCCTGTCCGAGTTGGGCGCACATCGTCGGCACGTAGAGGTATTGCCTCGGGTACTGGCGGATGAACGCCTGGTAGGTCGAGAACGGGTAGCACGGCAGGCTGTAGCGGTAGTTGGCGTAAATGAAGCTGACCGATCGGACGAAGATAATCTCCCCCACGCCAGGGAAGATGTTGAGCGGCACGGCGGAGAACGGGTAGACCTCCTGCGACGCCTGGGTGACGTTGATCGGTTGCACGTTGGCCGTGGCTGTTGCCCCTGTCCCTGTGGGATCGGTGATCGTGACCTGGGGGAACGTGTATCCCGAGCCGCCGAAGTTGACGGCGATGTTGCTGAGCGAGCCAAGGATAATCTGCGCCGTCGCTGTGGCCTGTGCGCCTGCGGGAAACGGCTGCGCTCCGTTCGGCTGGTCCGGGGCGGAGATCGTCACAACAGGAGCCGTGTACCCCGTGCCGGCGTTGGTGATATTGATGCTGACGATGGCCCCTGACATCGGCGTGAGGACGCGAACGCACTGAGTTCGTAGAGCCACCTCGCGCCTAGCACGATTGATGAAGACGCGCAAATCCTCGGGGTTAAGCTCCTTTTGCGCCCGGTCGCGGACGAAGGATTGAACTTGCTGGAGGTAGCTGTTGAGCATCAGCCGGCCTTCTGCTGTATGCCGAGCCGGTTGGCCTGCATCTGGTCAGGCGACTGTGCCCAATTCTCCGGCAACAGATTGGGATCGGCGGCATTGCGGGCAAATGCCATCTGCTGCGTGAACCGCTCCAACATCTTGTCCGCGTCCGATGACCGCTGAAGCGACTGGAATCCGATCCACGCCGCATAGAACGGCACAGCCAGCGTCCAGATCGGCGGGATGGCCTCTGCTGTCGTATTGTCCACCAGATCGATCGGCGTGCAGAGTGCGTCAACCTTGCAGGCATAGCCAAAATCAGGGGCGGGATTAACGAAGATGTTGCCGCTCGTCCCCTGGCCGAACTGCGACCACTGGCTCGGCTGCCCGTTCGCCGGGACCGGGCTGTTAAGCGCGTAAAGGCCGAAGAACTCGAATGGCCGAGAGATCAGCCACTTGTAACCCCCCGCGTTCTGCCGCCAAAGCTGGCGGACGTTGAACACGCCGGCCACACCCGTCGCCAAGCCGGTGATCGTGGAGAAGTTGTACTGCTGTTGCCCGATGACCAGCGTCAAATCCGCATAGTTGCGGATGCACACGCCTTGCGCGGCGACTTGCTGCCGGGCCTCGTTAATGTAGGTGTCAATCGTCGCTGTCGGGATCAGCGGGATCGGGGAGGAAGGGGCCTGCAAGAGCGCCGAGGTGATTGTCTCGTATGACGTGAGCACCTAGACCTCCAAATACAAACCCTCCCCTTTCACGGGATCAGGAGACTTAACCGCCGACCTGCGCCATGAAGATCGTGGCGTTGGCCGAGCCGAGCGTAACCCCGATCGTGGCCGAAGTGGTTCCGCCACCCGCGACATAAACAGTCGGCGTACCGGCAAACAACCCGCCGTCATAGATCGTGCCAATCGTGGTGATCGTGCCACCCGATACAGCAGCGACGCCGATCGATGCCTTGCGCGGGAGATACCCCGTAAGCTCGACCGCCGGGTTGAGATAGGCAGGCGTCGCGCTCGGGACGCCGCCGACTGTCGTGATCTCGCTCAACACCGAGTACCCAGCGCCACCGTTGGTGATCGAGTCACCTGTGATCGTCCACATCGGCACGATCGTCGCCGCCGCCGAAGTCCCGGCACCGGCAATCGTCAGCGAGGGAACGGTCGAGAACGAAGACCCCGGATTGTTGCAGAGCACCGCCGCCAGGGTTCCCGAGCCAACCAGCGTCGTGACCGCCGTCGCGTTCGAGGTGATTGCCCCAGAGATATAGGCCGGGTCGGTCGGATTGGGATAAATCTGCGGCACCGGAGGCGTGAGATACCCGGCGCCCTGATTGACGACCGTGATGCTCGACACCGTGCCGGACGAGATGACCGCGATGGCCGTCGCCTGCACACCCGGCTGCGGGGGCGGCGGGATGAACACCAGCGGGGGAACCGTGTAGCCCGCACCCGCTGCGGAGACGCTGATCGTGACGTTGATCAACCCACCCACGACAGCCGTCCACTGCGAGTTGCCGGCGCTCGGCGTAACCGTCGTGCTGCCCGCAACATAGGCGGAACCCGCTGTCGTAACCACCGCGCCGATCGCGCAGCCGGTCATGTTGGCGACGCGGATGTTAGTACCATCGCTCGTCACGGTGTTGTTGCCGCCGCGATTGTAGGAAGACTCGATCTGCCAGGTCTGCGTGATCGGGTCGAGTACCTGAATGACGCCGACCTTGGAAAGATCGATCGCCCACACCCCTCGCGGGATCAGGAGAGATTGCCCAGGTGCCAGCGTTACCCGCGTGCCTGCCGGATCGATCGCCCCATTGACCAGCGATGCCGGATAAAGCGACGGGATCGGCAGATTCTGCCCAGGACCAGAAAGCCAACCAGCCATTGTTTGTTACCTCATCCGATCAGAACGTGGACGACGGATTCGCGATGCCGGTCACATGCGCGTTCGCGCTCGGCTTGGCCGTCAGGACATTGTATCCGAGGACCACGACACCCTGCTGTCCGATCTGGCCGATCGGCACCAGCGAGTAGAAGCCGGAGAAATCGAACATCGCGTCTTCCGACCCGTACATATTCGTGTACTTGGTGTTGACGTAGTAGGCGTTGCCGACCGGGCAGAAGTGATCGTTGAATATCGGCACACCTGCCACGTTCAGGTTCGGGAAGGACGACCGGATCGGCGTTCCCATCGAGTATTCCTGGCCGGGCCGGTTGAACGTCGCCTCTGTCCCGATGAAGTCGGTGTTCAAGGTAGCGAAGTCCGCCGGGTTCATAATGACGCAGGTCGGTGCCTCACCACCCGCCGCATCGCCGACCGTAATCAGCGAGTTGGACATCGTGGTGCGCTTGTAGCCTACGTTACCGACATTGCCCGAGGCCGACGATGCGACGAAGTACTGACCTTTGAGAGACGTGTTGCCCGGAGCCGTCCGGTTCACGCCACCGTAGGTCGTGACGTTCGTGCCATCGTCGAAAGCATCGTAGAAGCTGTTGGGCTGAAGCGAGTTCGCCGTGTTGTTGCTGAACAGCAAGCCGCCCATGTTCTGCACGGTCACGGACCATGCATCGTTCATGCGTGCCTTAAGCAGAGAAATCTCGCGATCGGTCGCCTGGATCACCGTCTCGCCAAACGGCAAGGGGATCGGGACGACCCAATAGGCCAGTGGGAATTGCAGGTTTTGCACACCCGGCGTAATCACGGGCGAGTTGAACCCACCGCCGTAGCCGGTAAACTGACCCTGAACCATCGACTGCCCCTGCACGGGGATCGTCACCTGGCTCAAGCCGCCCGCTGCCCGCTGCGCACCCCCGAGGAGGAAGAACAGCGCCGGTGAGGCGAAGTAGATTTGAACGAACAAGCGAGGCACGAATGCCCTGCGTGTGACGGCGCTCAGCTCCGTATAAAGCGACCCCGTGGGGACCGCACCCTGGCCGGGCAAAGGCATCTATCGTCTCCGCTCTTACTTGTTCGGCACATGCCGAACGCTGGTACCGCGATCGGCAGTAGGCGGCGCGTCCTTGCGCCCGGTAAGCGATCCCCGCGCCGGCATCGATGGCGTGGCCTTCGGCGGAGCGGGGGTTTGGAAAATCGACATCAGCGGCCCCGGACTTCCTTGATCGCCGCCGGGATCGCGTTGCGCAGAAACGACTCCTCGTCGCCCTTCATCAAGGCGTCGAGGCTCACATCGTCCTTGGGGATGTTGAAGAAATCCCAGCGCGAGCTGCCCGTGGACACAGGCTCCGGCGGAGGATTCTCGCGCTCGAAAAACGCCGCCGCAACCTCGTGGTCCGCGACGCCGCGTTCCTCCATCAGCTTCTCGACGTGGCCGATACCCTCGTCGTTATAGCCGGCATCCCTCAGAGCCGCCCGGCCCTTCAGCCATCGGCCCTCAAGCTCACGCTTGGCGCTCTCCGCCTGTCGCTCCTCGCGTTCCTTGGCCTGGCCCGAAAGGAACTCGTCGAGCTTCTTCTCGATGCCGGAGAACTTCTCGTTGACCTCATTGCGGATGCGAATCTCGGGGCCAATCCGCTCGGGCGCGGCAATCGCCACGGCTTCCTGCAACCGACGAGTCGCCTCCGGGTTCTTCTGGATCAGCGTCGCGACCTCGCGCAGCCGCTGGAACTCGGCGTAATCGTTCTCGTCGATCTCGTGTGTCGCCATCGATCAAACCTCAGTGCTTCGAGCCGGAGTTCGGCACATGCTGAATCGCGAGCGACCCGGACTTCGGATTGCCCGGCAAATGGCTCTTGCGCCCGCCGAGATCGATCTGGTCCATCGGGACGCGGACGATCTGGCTGTCCTGCTTGGGCAGGCTCTTGGTCGGATCGCGGAAGATGTCGGTTGCCATCTCTGGCTCCTTATGCGGCTTGTTGCGGTTGCGGAGGAGCGGCACCACCCGGCGGCATTCCCGGCTGAGCCGCGCGCATCGCGGCGATCTGCGGCCCCATCTGGCGCTGCTGCATCAAAGAGCGCTGCGCCTCGGACATCTGAAGCCCCTGGCTCACGGCGCCGGGGGGAACGTGCTTGGCGAGCTTGTTCAAAGCCTCGCGAATATCTCTGGCCGCGTCCGACCCGGCAGGGAGAACCCCACCGATCAGGGAAATGGCCTGTACGTGAACGGCAAGTTTGGCGAGCGCCGCCGCCTCCATCCCCTGATTCGGGGTGGGCATGGTCGCTCCGCCTGCGCCGCCAGCCGGACGGGGCTGGGGAGGGGCAGCAGCCCCGCCCGGAGGCGGCGCTGCTCCCGGCGCGTCGGTCATACCTTCGGGCATGGCCGGCGCTGCGGAATCTGCTTGTGAGCGGGCTTCCGCTTAAACCGCACAGGATTACTTCCGGCGGTGCTTGCGGCTGCGATTGCGAACGGGCATGTCTGCCTCCATCTCAAGGGTTAAACCCGCCAGACGACCAATCCCAGAAGGACGAGAGACGAATGCATCTGGCTGTCCTACCTAGTGGGAGCAAATCACCCCAAACGCCACTATTGCAGTCTCATTGAAACGCCGTTACGATAAGAGCCGATGGCTAACGGTCACGATCACTCCGAGATGGTCCCCGCCAAAGAGGCGGCCAGGATCATTGGCATAGCCCCGCCAACCTTGTGCGCGTGGCGTAAGGCCAAGAAGGGACCGCCATACTACGCCCGTGTCGGGCGTATCTATTACGATCGATCCGACCTGTCGGAATGGATTAAGGGATTGCGCATCGAGGCTTAATGCAATTCGTGAATCGTGTCTTGATGGGAAATTCCCTAGTGCTTCGCCACGTCCCCCAACCCATTGCTCAAACCCCCGCCCTCGGCCGCTTGGCTAATCCCCGCCCTTCTCGCCTTTGACGACGTGCCTGACAGCAGTTCCGGGTGCTCCAGCATGATCTTCATCTGCTCGGCTTCCTTGGCCTTCAGACGCTGGATCAGGATGTCCTTGTGCTTCAAGGGGGACTGCTCGATGAAGCTCTCCCCTGTGATGATCCCGGCCTTCAGCGAGAAGCTGAGAAGCTGCAATTGATCGTCCACATAGATCGGGCTGCCCGAGTGTGAATCGACCGTGATCCTCCGGTCATCCGGGAGTTGCGCGAGGAGGAACCCAGTCTCCTCGTGGGCCGGGTCTATCATATATTCGTGGGCGTCCTTGGCCTGCAACAGCGATAGCGTCGTATCCAGGGCGTCGTTGCACTGACGCTCGACCAGGAGGGACCGATCGCGCAACCGTGGGCTGCCGGTTTTCATCAACGTGTCGGCGTGATTGCCTGACCTAACACCTGGATCGCCCTGCCCGGTCATAACCGGAGGGAACCCGGAGACGAGGTTCATCATCTGAATGATCTCGCCGATGAGAGGGATCATCTGCTCGGGGAGTTTGGGGGTCAGGTCTTTCACATCCGTATTGGGCGGCATGCCCATATACCCCGAGGTGCGAAACACCGCGTACTGCTCGTCGGTGATCCCGTCCATGCCGATGAAGGCGAGGATTTTATCGATCTGCTGACCCATCAACCTCTTGGCGTCGTCCAGATGCTCGGTGAGCCACGCCTGTAGCATCATCAGGTCAACGATCTCCGACCGGCCCCAGAAATACCCCGCAACGAAGTTGGGCTGGATCAGCGTGTATGGATGCTCCTCGGGGACGAACAGATTGGTGTGCTTGAACAGCGGAGCCACGATGATGTCAGGCTCAAAGAACTGGATCGTCGTGTAATCCTCTCCCGGCCGGTTGTCGTCCTTGACCCACAATTCGTGCATCGGGAACATCTCGGCCGAAACCTGGGGGCCGAGTGTCGCGAAGTTGGGGTCGTTGGTGAGTTGGACAATGCCTCCCGGAGTAGGTTGTGTCATGTTTTGCAGATTGGTATTGAGCACGGCGGTCGAGAGAACCTGGTGCATGAAACTCGTCGGCACCCCGCTCCCGTCCTCGTGCTTAGCGTTGCCGAGGATGCGCTTGTAAAGCCGTTCGGCCTCGGGGAGATTCCTCACCCTTCTCCATACCTCGTGCTTCGTCATCCAGACCGTCTCGACGAAGGCCTCCTGCTCGGAGAGGTCGTTTACCCCCTCGTCATAGACGCCCATCGCCCACGGCATCACCAAACGGGCACCGCGATACTGAACTCCCCCATCCGACGAACGGGCGGCGAGCTGCTTCATCAAGCAGGCCCCGTAGTTCAAAGCCTCCTTGACCCCGTGCCCGAACAGGATGTCGGTGTTCTTCCTCTCCCATTCGCGGGATATGACCCTTGCGGCAACCTCGCCCTTCAACAGCCATTCGGGGGGAACCTTGCTCTCGTAATCCACAGCGCAGCGAAGTTCGCTGGGGCTGAACAGATGCGAGGCAACCCGGTCGTTGTGCGAATAGATCAGGTTTGCCAAAGCCAACCCGCCTGAGGCCCGGCCGGTCTCGATCCATTGCCCGTATTGACGATAGGCCGCCGCCCTCTGTCCCTGGCTGCTGCGGCAATCGTCGATGACCTGCCGCGCCCATGTGGCAAGGCGGATCGTGTCTCGGGTCGGGAGCCTCATGATTCACCTATCCGGTATGCCGGCCCATCTCGCCGCGCGCCGCAAAAGCCGCCGCCCTTGCCTGATGCTGTGTGTTGACAACTGGGGCCGTGCCATCCTGCCATCCGGTATGCCCGGTCATCGCCGCATGCGCTCCCCTGCCGGGGCCGGGAGTTGTTGGGACTGAACCGCCGAGGTTCTGGAATTGCGGACGGTTCGGCCCGACACTCAACCGTGCAGCAGCCGCCGAGACATCAGCCGAGTGCCCTGGCGTGACGGACGTATCCCCCTCGCGCATTTGAGATGGGTCCACCATGTCGGTGATCTTGAGTTCCGACTTCATCTTGGCGACCTGATCGCGCTGGAAATCATGAAGCAGTGCGGGATCGCCCTCGTAGGCTTTGTTGTCGGCCCGGTATTGATCCTCTAGCATGCCGGCAGCCTCATTCGCCCGCTGCGCAGACGACTCCTCCATCGTCCGATAGGTCTGATCGACCGATTGAGCATAGGCCGATTTGCGAATGAGCGGCGCCTGGGGAACGAATACCGGCTCGTCATCGCTCATCCATGCGCCACACATCTCGCACCGATCGGGCGGATCGGAGTCACTTGGATGATGCAGGAAACGAAACGTCCCTTGGCAATCCGGGCATTTGTACCAAACGAACCGGGCCATCCTACCACCTCCGCTGTGCCGGTGCGCGCCGGGCACCGTTGCGCCATCCCAACCGGGATGCGGCTAGTTGCTCCTGGCTTCGCCTTGCCTGTTTGACGGCAAAGAAGTTGTCGAGCGTGTTGCGGCTCCACAAGCTCATCTGATCCTGGATCGTCATCGACAGCTTGGCCCGCTCAGCATCCCGCGTGCGCTTCCCGGCGATCAAGGCCCGTCTCAGTTTCTCATCCCAAGCCCGAACCCCGAGAGCCTGCGCAAACGTCCTATCATCTCGATTACGCCCCTCCGCCTCAATCTTGTCCCCGTCTCGGGTAATCGAACGCATCTCGTCCAGCATCTCAAGCGAGCGAATGGTAAGGACGCCATTGTGGAGATAGTTGCGGCACGCCTCCATTACTTGTACTTTATTCTGAGAATTGGTTTTCCACTGCCAAACATTACCTCCGCCCATCGAGTCGGAGCGTCCGTAGATATACCGACTGCAATTAGAGAAGATGTCGGCAATACCCTTCTCCTGCGCTGCGGCGCGGAGATACCCGGTGCGGACGATTGTCTCGGTAGATTGGAATTGCCGCCAGACCTCCTCCCCAGGCCCGTTCAACTCGCAGATCATCACAACGCGACAGTTGGGCTTCGTGGCTCCGTAGTAGCCGACGAGCGTCCACAGCAGCCAAGCGAAGTGGTGGGGCTGAATGGTGGCCGAGGCGTATTCGCCCACCTGATCGATGCCATCGGCGAAACACCGCGATACCGAAACGGCGCTGTAGTTGTTCGCCTCGTCATGTCCGAAGGCGGGGTCGGCGCTGACGACATAAACGCTATCGGTGACCGGCTCTTCCCACATGCGAAACTCGACCTCGCGGCGGGAGTTAGACGGCTTCATCTCGCAATCGACAAAATTCTCACCGGGCCAGAATTTGTAGGATTGCGGCTTGGGCAACCGTCCGATCTGCGCGGCGGCTAACGCCAGCTTGTCGGCCATGAAGAACGTGCTGCCGCTCTGCTGGAACGCCTCTTCTTCGACCCAAGGCTGCTCCTGGATAAGATTGCTGTCCTCGGGGTCGTCCTCATCCAGATCACGGCCGGGGTCGGTTTTCCACCTGTACCACGCCAACTGTTCAGGCGTTACCTCGTAGCCGTAGAGCGCCTTAACGCCCTTGATACGGTCCATCTCCTTCTTGTTCGGAGGCTCGGTGCCGTAAATCTTGAAGGCGGGATTGGACTGGTCAATCCGTTGGTTGTCCTTGGCCCACCAGCCGATAAAGAGGGTGCGGCTTTGCAGGGGATCGGTCTTCGCCTCGTTCCACAGCCGATACCACGTCTCATATCCCCGAGCCGTGGATTCCCAGATATAAAGCCGGTTCTCCCAATCCTGCGCCAAGGATTGACGGAACGAGGTCAACCCCTCCTCATTGACCCAGGACGATACCTCGGATGCGTGGCAGAAGTTGAGACCGAGCGACCGACCTAACCCACCACCCGCACGGCTGTTGCGCGTCCCGGCCTGCATGAACAGCAGCCAGGAATCGTTCTCCAACACCAGGGCGTCCCTGGTTCTGCGTTTGATGCGGGGGAACTTGAGTTTGGCCGGCAGGTTGTCCAGCGTCTCGGCAATCTCCTGCCGGGCGGCGTTGGTATTGAAAGCGGAGTCGAACACCATCGACCCGCGCAACCCCTCGTGCATGCCGATCCAGAACAGGGACAGCGCACGGGTTCCGGTAGTGATCCCGAGTTGGCGTGATTTGAGGATGTAAAAATCGTGGCAGTCGTCCGCGAGGCCCTCGAAGATCGCCTCGTAGAACATGGTCTGGGCGAGGTACAGGTTCTCGCCGAGGATCATCTGCCCCTTCTCTTTCGAGGAGACGCGGATGTGGTTCAGAAATTCGTAGAAGCTGTTGCGGAAGACGGAGACTTTATCGGGCGTCCATGCGCTCATTCACAACGGCGCTGGCTCCAACCTTTCTCTCTCATCGACGGCCCCTCCAAGGGTCGCCTGCGGATGCACTCTCCATCGCGCTCGCCAGCCGTATCTCGACGCGGGTTTTTGCCGTGGCCCAGAACTGCACGATGTCAGCAACAGGCGTCTCTGTGGTGAGAAACGCGATCGGCTCGCCATCCGGGGGGACGATCACCACAGCCCCGGCAAACTCGGCCAGATCGATCTTGGCGATACGGGCCGCCATGTCGGCAAAGGCTTTGGCCGGGGCATCCATCAGACAGCCGCAACCCTCTTGGGATAGGCCGACAGTTGGCTCTTGATCGCCGTGTCGGGGTCTTTGGACTGGAGGATGTTTTGCCCGAGCGCGTAGGGCACATTCTCATAGACGATGAACACATTGCCGGCGACGCGCTGCCAGAACTCGGAGGAAGCGTCGGTCGAGATGCCCTCGGCGACGGTGATCGTCGCGGCCGGGGTCTTCACCATCGTTGCCGGGATGCTCATGCGTCGTCCTCCAGATATGCGTGATCATATCGGCCTCGCACTGTCTGGCGCAAGGCTTCCCCGATCGAGGCGGATCGCATGACCTCCCCCGCCACCTGCTCGGGCACGTCCTTATATACCGAAACCTTGCCGGTTTTCCACCGCACCGTCAGCGCACCGGATGCCGGATCGTGGTCGATCTCGTCAACGTGGCTGCTGAATACCTTGGGCAATGAACGCCTCCATCCAAGCCATTATCTCCCAGCCGCTATACCAGAAACCACCATGATATTTTGAACGCACATCATAATGTGGCGCCTGTCGAATGGGACCGATTTTGACACGCGGGAAAAACTGTCTCCGTATGTACTCCATCACTATCCTTTCCGAGCATAAGTGTGACAGCTGGATATTGCGCAGAATAACCCAATTTATATCAGCCGCCAGCCTCTCCACGGGATACCACTGATAGACCGCGTTGGGAGCGATCTTCTCCGTCTCATGCCCGGTCATCAAGTCGTAGAGCGCGTTCTTTTTGAGGCCGGGGCCAAACAGCGCAGGGAGGCGGACGATGGTTGCTCGATCGCCGAACCACTTGACGACCTGCCTCTCTAACTCCAATCGGTTAAGGCCATACGGGGGCAACCAATCGATCGTCGGGGTGCTGTCCTCATTGACCCCGCGCGGGACAACAAACACGTCCACCGTCGAGATCAGGACGAACCGCTTGACCTCGATTTGATGCACCGCATCCATCATCCGTATGATCCCCGATACGTCCTCATACGGATGCTCGTTCGCATACCACTTGGACCCCGGCGCTCCGGCGCAGATCACCGTGTCAAATGATCGCCCCCGGATGTCCTCGATATTCTTTGAGTTGTAGAACTCGTTGAACGGGCGCTGGCAGGCGAGGTTGCTGCCGACGAAGCCGGTGTGACCGATTAGAGCGTCAGCCATTCAGCATCTCCATGACCCGCCGCTCCGCCGCAAAGATCGCGTCGAGCTTGCCCGCTCTCACTCTAAGCGCCCGCTCACCCACCTGAAGGATGCTGACCAGCCTTGCCGCAGCAGCCGAACGCGGCATAGCCCGTATCGCCAACCGATATTCCGCGACCCGATACTCGTCCCTGATCCGTGGATAATAGCTCGCCATCTGCTCGATCATGGCCTTGCCCTGCGCCTCGACGGCATAGGGATGAACGCTGTGGATAAACGCTCTGGCGTCTTGCCATGTGCAGGTCTTTGCCATCGGCGTCCAGCGGGCAGAGGTGAGAGAGGATAGCCCCTGGTCCTCGTCCCACGGGTAGAGGGAGGGGAACGGGCCGTCCATGATCGTAACGGCCTTGTCGGTTGGCCCCTCCAATAACAAGGTCAGGCACGCCTCGTAGCGGTCCACGTCCTCGTTGTCGAGGGCACAGAACGTGCAGTCGATCGTCATGTCCCATCGAGGATCATCGGCCGGGCCGGGAACCACATTGAGATGAACCCTGTCGCCAAGCTCCGATGTGAAGAAATCCCTGGCCGCGTCGAGCAGCACGTGGCGCTCGCTGGTCAGGACCGCCCCCTCGGCGTGACATAGATCCAGCCGACGAGGATCAGCCGTGTCGAACGGAACCTCGCTTTGCAGGATTTGCGTGTAGGTACCGAAGTCCAGAAGGCTGTCGTAGGCCGCTATCGCATAGACGTTCTCAAACACGCCTCGGGTGAGAAACCCGTACCGCTCCTCGAACTCCCTGGCATGTGCCTGACAGGCTGTGCGGGTTAGTTTAGAACGAGGGTAATGAAATCCCAGGTGAAGCCGGGCGGGCATATTACCGGATGCCCCGGCGAACACCCGATCGGCAATGTCGTGAACCTCGACCTCGTGGCCCTCGGATATGAGACGAAGGGCGATATGGCAGCCGTAAAATCCGGCCCCTAGAATGCGGATGTTCACATCTCCCCCTCAACCCGGTCCAACTCGAAGCGCCCCTCTAGAACCGGCAATGTCTGGATGCGTGTGGTTGGCCGCTCTATTCGGAGCTTTATCAACCACATCGACATGAACCACTCCGTCATAAACCCGAGCTTCCTGCTTTGATACGAGTCAGTCTCCGGGCCGACCAGATCGGCAACCTCCGACATGACCTCCCACCAATCTGTCATATAATAATTAAACAACTCGGGCGTAAAGATATACAGCGTGTGCGTCGTCAGCCAATTAAACCGCCCATCATTGTAGCCATGCTTGCGCAAGACGCTCGCGAATATCTCCCAATCCTGTCCAATGTGATTTTGTCCGTACAGTTGATAAAGCGGAGCGTTGAAATACAAGTGGCGATTGACGACCAAATCCGCACCCCGCAACCACTCGTTCAACGGCGACAGATCGGTGTGATCGATCATGTGTATGTATTCCAGATAATCCTTCCGCGTCGTCTCGATCGTTGCCTTGTAAACATCCTCGCTGAAATACCTGTTGGTATCAAAGAACCTGTGTGTCCTGGGTATCAGTTGAGGGAACCAGAAACAACGTCGGTATTGGTTTATCGCTACAAACTCGTCGTCGGCAAACCGCATGTTGCGCCACAGCCAGTAATGCCCGCGCGCCTCCGAGAACTGAGAACGGTTAGAGATGTTGTCGCCTATCGTATCGTCCTTGCCGAGTACGAAGGGGACGATGAGGCCATCGCCCACCTCATAGCTGAACGGGAGATGAGATATTGCGAATGTGCGGCGAAGTTCAACCAAAGCGGCGCGTCCTCTCAAATCGGCAAACCCCCACCGTTGTAATGGTTTTCTGCCGTCCCCACCGCACGAACAAATTGAGGATGGGCAACCGCGTATAAATCTCCGCCCACACATCAAAAAACCACCGCCGCGCGCCGTGCTTGCCGGTGAACCGGAAAATAATTTGGTGCGCCAGTCCTGCCGCACGCATTGAGCCTGTCGTCATCTTGAATGTCATCCGGCGATCTCCGCCATCTGTTTGCAGTGGCGCTCCCAAGTCCAATACGATCCCTGTTGCGTTGCGGCCCACGCTACGCCGCAGTAAGCGTCTTCAATAGCATCAACACATCTCTCGACCGCATCCTCGGGCGAATGGATTTGCACGCACTCCCCGGTGCCAAACAAATCGTCCATGCCATACGCAAGACTGATTGCTGTCGGCACCCCGCAGGCCATGCATTCCATCGCGACGAAGTTGGTGCCGCCCTCGCACCGATTTGGAAACAGCGCCACATCGCAGGAACCATAAACCTCGGCCATCTGCCAGTTTGGACGGGGTGAGACGATCTCGTATTGCTCCCGCCTCAGTCCTGCCTTCTGTAGCCACGCGCCAAAGTTGGGCTTGCCGATATGCGTCCCCGGTGGAGCGCCCCACGGGCACTTGCCCTCGAAGTCTGAGGACAGTTGGCCGAACGGCGACCCCCAAGCCGCGACGAGCACGGCGTCGTCGTGCGCCTCGGCAAAGCGCTTGAACGCCTCGATTACGAGGTCTTGACCTTTGCGGTACTCGGCCTTGCCGCCGGAGAAGACGCGGAACCCATTGCGTTGTCGTTTGACGCCGGGGTGAAAGATAACGGGGTCAATGCCCTCATGGCAAAGCAGCGCCTCGACGCCCAGAGAACCGAGTAAATCCCGGTTCCAAGCGGACGCACAAACCACGACATCATATTCCTTCAGCCTCTCGACATTGCGCCTGACGCTCTCCTCGTCCTCGAACACCGGGCAAGCTATGGTAGGGGTGCCTCGGATAAACCGGCCCCCGATGCCCCTGTCCGTCAGGTCGTTGCCGAGCGGGATAAACACCGGGGCATCCGGGAGCTTGACGATGCCGATCGGGGAGGCAGATATGATCTGCCGCTGGACCTCACGGCTCTGGCGGATGCGCTCAGCAAGAAGGGATTGCCTCGGATCATCGGGCGGAAGAACCGCGTCAAGCTCGGGCATGGCCGAGACAGCAGTGCCGGGCCACGCAAGGGCATACCCGAGGCCCCGGACGCCCCAGCCGTAGGTACTCGCGATCGGCCAGCAGAATACAGCGTCTCTCATGCTTACTTCACCATACTTGGAATATATATGACGTACAAATACACATACAAAGAAGCAAAAAGACCCACCACTGTTGCAATAGCTACAAATTCTTTTAACATACTCAATGCTTCTCCTCCTCGCACCGGATGCACTTGCCGGCGACGACGATTGCCCCGCAGATGGGGCAGTGCCCTATATTTTGACCCACAGCCCGTTCCCCTCCACGGCAAAGCGATCGAACTCCGCCCGGTTCTTCTCCCAAACAACCATCTGGTCCTCGGTCAACCCCTCCCCCCCATAATGCTCGCCCTTGATCATCGGGGTATGCCCACCGAACGGAACCATGTCGGTCGCCCGCGAGACGATGCGGATGTCGTCTTTCCTCTCGGTCACGTAGCGGAGCCTTGCGATGCCGGTCCACCCTCGGGACAGGGCCTCGTCGATCCCCTGCTGCTCGGTCGGGGCTATCAGGTACGCGATCATCCCACCATCCTCCGCAAATCCCCATCGACCCTCGCCATCACGTCGGCCCAATCCTCGTCGAGCGAGCGCCTATATATAACGTGTGTCGAATACCAGCCCGTATTGCCCTCATAGCCCCAGCGAAAGTCCCGGCCCCGCTGGTTTACCAGCAGCCAACACGGAACCCCCATCGCCCCGGCTAAATGCCCAACAGCGGTATCGACGCAGATCACCAGGTCCAGCCCCGCAATGATTTTGGCCGTATCGAGCATGTTTGTGATCTCAGGCGACCGATCGAGGATCAGTCCATGCGCAGCCATGTCGGCCATCTGCGAATCCCCCACCTGGAGGCTGTGGACCTCGATGCCCGGTATCTCGGTGAGCCTCAGCCAATAGGCCAAAGGGCAATCCCGATTGTGGCTCTGCTCGTGCGTCTGACTGCCGGACCATGCGATGCCGACACGACAACGGCTCGGCCTATCGTGCCGCTGCTCAAAGAGCGGGCCGAGATACTGCCCCTCATCCCCCGGCCCGCCCAATCCCAAAGCCACCGGCAGGCTCATCAACGGCGACCACGCCTCGACATCACCAGGAAGAACCCTCGGCAACGGGTAAGCCGTCACGTTGCCCGGCAGCCCTGCCGCATCTGCCGACAGCGCGTAAACCTCGCGCTGTATATATAACGTCACCCGATCGGCAAACTTGGCCGCTTGGGCAACCCACCTGAGCGCCATGATCGTATCGCCCAGGCCCTGCTCGGCCTCCAGATAAAGATGCCCAACCCGCTCCCCCCGCCAAAGGGGCCACGGCCGACTCAAAAACTCCGGCAGCTTGTACGCAAACCGATGCTCGTATTCCGCCCAACCCTCCGCCCATTCCCCCGCACTCATCAGCGCAAACGACAGCGCCACATGGTTGATCGCCTCACCTGGACCGCACTCGACCCCACGGCGGCCAGCCCGGATCGCACTGTCCGGCCAGCCCAGCGCCCCGTAAACCTGCGATAGCAGAGCATGGGGCGTGCCCTCATCTCCCTTTACGGAGATCGCCGCCCTTAACCGGGCCATCGCCTCCACGCTCCGCCCCACCTGATGCAACGCCCAACCCAAATTCGTCAAAGCCCGGTAATTCCCCCCATCCCCCCCAACCGCTCGGGCAAAACACCCCGCCGCACTCCCCCAATACTTCCTGTCCGCCAGCAAACAACCCAGCCGATACCAGTCCTCCGCATCCCCACCAGATAAAACCAAACTCGCTAAATGCTGATATTCCCGGCTGTCCTGACGCTCATCCATCCGACTTGGACCTCCCCCGCCTAACCGCCGCCCTCATCGAGTCCCGCCGCTTGTCACACGAAGCACATACCCCCCTCGGCGCCAACCAAGGCACATGCCCACCAACAGGAACCGGATACGCCACGGGAACCGGCTTTACCCGCCCACAAACACACTCCCGCTTCCCACAGACCCAACACATCGGGCTATCCATCCGCCCTGGCCCTCCGCATCGCCGCCGCCCCATAAGCCCGGCGCCGGTCGCAGTACTCGCACTCCCCAGGCGGCGCTATCAACCGCTTGGCCCCCGTCGCCGGAATCGAACCGGCTGTTCGGCCGAGATCGCCACCCGATTGAGGAGCGCTAGCATCCTCCTGTCGCCTCGGGCGCGGCGGCTTTGCACCAGCACGGGGTAAACCCTTGCACAGACCCAACGGGTGACGCTCGCCACATATCCTGCACTTCTGAGCCAACATGCCCCGTGATAACACAACGCCCGTGATAACACAACGCGTGATAACACAGGCAATCCGTTTTGATCCTGGGGGGCGCGAGGATGGGGGTAACGCAATCGATCAGCAGCCGCGTCCAATGGGGGTCACGGGCCACCCCGACCGACCGCCCCGAGGCCGCCCCGATCGGCTCGACCAGGCCGGCTCACCCCGTCAAACACCCTCCCGAGTGGGGAATGAATGGGGGAACGATCACCAAAAGCAACAGCAACACCGTTGATACTACTCACATATCTGGCGTTGTTATGCGGAGAGCATATCCGTCATATCGTCCTGACTGGAACCAGCAACCCCTCGCTGTTGCGAACCAACGTCCAGCTCTGTTTGGCGAGGAGCCGTTGGATACGCTCGAGCTCGAGGTCCGTCATCTCTTGCGGAGGGATGGGTGGCTCTGTGGGGCAGCCGTCATAGCCCTTGGCGCCTGGCCTCTGGTAACGGCTGATGTGCCACCGGCCGCTGACGCTGAACAGGAGCGCTAAACGGCGGTATTGCTCGCCTAGAGGCGGTGGCTTAGTGGGAGCAGACGAGGCTAACCCGCTCCCTAAATTACGCGCGCGTATGGCGCGATACGCTCGCTGCATGGCCACTCGTTTTACGCTGTCATGGGACTACGAGATTGCATGGGCACGCTGCACGCAACAGCGTGATAGGATGAGGCTAGCACGGGGTTTTGTGCTGTTGGGCTGGGAATGGCGGCTTTGTTGACGATTTAGGGGGTTGACAGGATTTGGTGTCAACGTTGATTCAACGTGTTGGTTGCCACCATTTTGCAGTCAGGCCGACGCCTTTTAGCTCATAGGCGATGTCTCGGGCCTCGTCGCTATTTGGGTCTGCGAAGGGTCTCGACCATGCGCCGGGTTGCCTACCGTGCGGGAGGAAGCCGGCAAGCAGGAACTCGTGATTGAGGGCGAGGGGAGCGTCGAAAACGACGAGGCGCGGCAAGTTGCTCATAGCCGTTAGTTTATCCGATTTGCGCTAGGCTAGCAACTCCCGCATGATGTCCCGCTGCCATGGGTAAACCTTGATCCCCATCGCCTTGAAGAACCGCATGGGATCATCCCGCATCTTTTGCAGACGAGCGGCGCGCTGGCGCAATCGCCGCGCATTCTCCCGAGAGTGCGCGTGCTTCATGCCAATAGCTCCCGCATAACGTCCGGTGCGGCCGCGATGGCGCGCAACCCCTCGTGAGCGTGAGGATATGCCTCGCCCAAAGTTGGCATCATCAGCCGGGCCGGATAGCCGCCTTTCCTAGCAGGGACAAGCCATTCGATAGCCGGATCATCATCGCCCCTCTTGGTTGGCGAGCAGCTCGGCGATCCGCTCTGTCTGCCGACCGACCTGCGAATAGCCGTTAAGCTGGTGATCGAGCGCCGGCACCGACAGCGCCAACAACTCAGCAGCCCTCACCCGCGTCAGCCGACGCGCATCGATCCACGCTCGCAAATCGTCCTTTGTCATAAGCGCACCGTATCATGGCTGGCTATCAGATAGATATGCGTTGACCGCATGTCTGACCGTCACATTGATAGGTTGCCATGCTATCAGATTGAGGATTACTCTCTCGTCATCGACAACGGAGGCCAACATGGCGAAGATCAAGCTCACACGGGATCAGAAAGCGGCGCTGAAGGAGTATGAGTTCCGGCTGCGCGAGGAAGACCGCTATCTCGGCAGCGTCTTCGTGACCCCGATGGGGCAGCGCAATATCGAGGCGAAGACCAAGATCGCCTTCGACCGATGCCGCTCGCTCGGGATGACCCACGAGCACGGCCTTTAATCGTCATCGACAACGGGAGCACACAGTCATGGCAAACACGATCGACACCGTAGGCAAGGCAGAGCGGGCCGCGATGCTCACTCAGAGCTTCGACAGCGCCATCAACGATCCGGCCAAGGCAGGCAAGCTCGCCGGCCGCAAGCTGACATTCGGCCTCTATCGCCGGTATGCCGTTTACCCTGTCCACACTCGCTTTGATCGCGTCTGCTGGATGGTCGCAGACGCCGACATCGACGACAACGGTATGCCCGGCATCATCCGGCAGGAAGATACGCCGCAAGCCGCCCTCGCCGGGTTTGTGTTTCCGCCATTCGCAGAATAGCACAAACCGCCACCCCCGACAGCCCGCATGGATCATCCCAGCGGGCTTAAGGGGTCGAGAGCATCGACAACGGGAGCGCCGGACAATGACCTTCTGGAATGTAAAGCCCAACCCAACCACCCCCGACACGATCGAGCCGACAACCCTCGCCGTCGAAAGCGAGGAGCGCCGATGGGCGACCGGGCGCGGCTATTGCGTCGAAGCCAGGACGGCGGAAGACGCCCGCAAGATCGTGCGCGATTACAACTTCACCATGCGCGGCTATGACCTGGCCGAAGATCGCGCCGTCATCCTCGCATCGCGGCAAAAGGTGATCGTTCTGAGCCGCGCAGCCTAACCGACAACGGGAGCACGATAGATGACCAAATGGCATATTCGCGACGACCTCAACCATGGGCGGGCCGCTTGCTCTCCGCTCAGTTCACGTGATCTCGTCATCTCTATTGAGGACTGGATCGGCCGCATCCCCAGCGATCAGTGCGCCAAATGCGCCAAGGCGGCAAAACACAGGATCGCCACCGCAACCGCAGACAAACGCCGCCAGCAAGCCTTCGACGATGCCAACGCACGCCACCCGCTGCCCATCTCCGGCGCAGCCTAACCACACCACACAACGGGAGCCAAAACCATGCGTCAGGAATTTATCGAGTGCACCAGCCGCTCAACCGCCGCCCGGCGCGCCCCTTGGGCCGCCGTCATTGCCAAGGTCGAGGGTGGTTACATCGCCTTTGAGAGCAGCCACGACTACCGCGTTTGGCGTGCACAGCGCTGATCCTACCACACAACGGGAGCCTCAAATGATCGAAATGGAATACATGCTGGCCGACAGCGCCGACGAGTGCGAGCGCGCGGCCCGGTTTATCCGCAATCAGACACCCGAAACGCTGCGGGCTTGGGCCGCTCGGATCGAAAGCGGGTTTGCGCCGAACGGCGTTTGCCTGCCCGCGATGGGACTGGAGCGCGCCGCCGCCAATCTGCGAACCTACCGCCCCTGATCCTACCACACAACGGGAGTACCTGACTATGACCTACACCGAGGACAAAGACGCCATCATCGCCGAAGCCGAGCGCCTGCACGGAGGCGATGACGTTATGATTGACGGTGCGCCGCAACCCGAAGTCACCTACGGCGCGGATGGCGCATGGGTGCAAGCTTGGGTCCGTGTCCCTTGGGACCGCAACGCGCGGGCCGAGAAGCTGCTCGCCGGCGCCGCCTAGCCTCACCCGCTCACCCTACCAGCCCGCTCGGGAAGCCGCAGCGGGCTTAGGGAGTCAGGAGCAACAGGAGATCGAGATGACCACCTTTCGCGCCCGTGTGTTCGAGAACAAGGACGGCAACCGTTATCTCGTCAAGGGCTTCTGGTACAGCGATGATGCCCCAGAGGCCGGCATGGGATCAATGCTCACCTGCATGACCGAGAGCATGTTGTTTAGCGTCGTGATCGGCGCCAAGCCCACCGGATGGCTCGACGTTGAGGCCGACGAGGCGGGGCATGGCACAATCGAGCATTTCCCCTATCGGCTGACCGGCCGGCAGTTTGCCAATGGCTCCGTTGACGTGATGCTGATCGGCGGCCCGCTGTTCGATCAGGAGATGGCCGCTCACGCAGGAGCTACCCCATGACCACAATCCGCGTCACCTTCGCAGACGGCCACACCCTCGATGTTTGCACGAGCAACACCCCCGCCGAGCTGCGCCGCATGCTGGCGCAAACGTCCTTCGGATCGTGGCCGTACCTGTGCAATCAACACGGGTGGGGTAATCTCCACGTCGAGGCCGTCCGCATCGACTACCTCGACCCGATCTCCCTCTCACCGTGCATCAACGGGAGGATCGCCTAATGCTGATCGAACTCAAAAAGGACGGCCCGCGATACATCGTATATGGCCGAGAAGGCGGCAGCGGCACGGAGCGCCTCGGCTTCATCGCCAAGGACGGCAAATGGTGGAACGCCGTTGACACCACAATGGAACACAGCCGCGACTTTGCTACCCGCGAGCGCGCCATCGCTTGGCTACAAACCCTCAACGGGAGGATCGCATGAGCACCGTTGAGGATCGAGGCGATAGCATCGAGACACCATCGACGAGAATATAATACCGGAGGACGAAATGCCATTCAACATCGAAACGGACGTTACGCTTGAATGCCCATCCTGCCGGCAATACAAAACCATACCGCGCAGCATCGTCGCAAATCTTCCCGCCGAGGTCCGCCTGATCGAAAGCATTTGCCCCGATTGCGATGATGGCGACCGCCACGCGGCGACGTGGTTTAGCGCGCCGGGCATCAAGGTCTCCCAAGATCGTGAGCGCGAACCATGACCCGCACCTACACCCCCGACGACATGCCTGTCCTTACTGAGGCTGACAAAATAGAAATCTGGCTGGCCTGCCAGGCACTCGATCAAACAGACCCGCGTGTCAGAGAGAGCCAGCGCAGCCTGCTCTACAGGCTAAAAAAGGAAGGGAAAATAAGGCCATGAAAACGTACACTGAGGCCGACCTCGCCCTGTTCGCCAAATACGAGGCTGCTAGGGCAGACCTCCGACCAGCCGCGTGCAACCCCGAAGGGCCGTGCTGGGTCCGCGAGGGACCGCCTGCGATGGACAAAACCAAGGGCGGCCCCAACACCGTTTGCAGGGGTTGCGGATCGGCCGTTGGCATGCCGACGATACCTAACACCAGAACCCAAAGGTACGCCCGATGACCGAGCGCATCATCGCCGCACTCGGCGGCTTCCTCCTCGGCCCCGCTATCGCCCTCGCCGTCGTCGCCGCGTGCAGCGTCAGGTGGTAGCGTCCCAAATTCGCCCTAGAACGCGTCATCTTATAGATCGTTGACGTAGGATACCTATTGCCGTAAGATGACGCTCTCTCGGAGACGACACGAGCAATCTGATGCCACCAAAGCAAAATACCCCCTCTAAATCTTGCGCTGCGTGCGGCAAGCCAATCCCCAGGCCAAGGCCCAACAAACACCACTGCTCATCTTCCTGTCGGCAGCGTGCCTACGATCGTCGCCAACGCGAGGCTCTGATCAAGCTACATGCACGCATCGCCGAACTCGAAGGGGGGCGATAAAATGCAGAAATATCATCGTGCTTGGCTCAAATCCCATCCAGAACGATCGGCTGAATGGAGGGCATGGCTCGCAGCTACCTCCCTGATTGCGAGCACCTCCTTGTTGCCCGGCAACAGCTATGGTGCGGGAATAGGTTTTGCCCCGATAAATATGGTTGCCTCACCAATAAGACCAATTACCAACGTGGCAACTATAAAAACTATCGCGCCAATTACTGTTGTATCATACCAGAACGAATGGGAATCCCAAATGGAGGAAAAAAAAGGCATTCATAAAATCGTATTTTGGGTTGCTATAGGGCACTTAATAGCGGGGGGCTGGCTATTGTGCTGGCTCATAAGATATAGGCGCTAACCCAAATCACGCCGCCGCATCCTCCCGCCTGACCCGCTGGTAGGCCACCAGGCGATGCTCGGCACAATACGACACCCCCATCCGATCAATCCGCTCGCCGCAGAAGTGGAATCCCGCCTCCTTCGGATGCCCCTCGGGCCATACGCACCGGCCCGGCTCAGGGAACGGGCAGACCGTCGATTGCTTCGTCTCACGCTGCATCATCTCGACCTCCGCCCATCTTACCCGTTGCCACACATTCGACGGCTCCGCACCAGGCAACACCGTGATACCCTCGCGCCTAGCCTTGCCGATCGCCGCGTTCTTGCCGCAACCCAACTCCACACCCGCTGCCTGGTACGTCGCGCCGCCCTCGATCAACTCCCGTAATCGGGCGATGCGCTCCGGGGTCCAGATCATGCCGTCCTCGCGATCGACAAAAGCAGATCGCGGAATTCAGGCGGCGTCGCCGCACGTTGGCGTTTCGATAGCCGCTGACAAGCCCCGGTCTTAATCGCTCGAGCTCGTTCTTCACTCGAATGAAAACCATCTTCAAGTCGTACAAAATCGCCAGGCGCGTGGCCCCAACGAAGCGAAGGCAACTCCACGCCATGCGCGTAAAGCCATGTCGCCTTGCGGGCCTGATGGCCGTACCATCCCTGCTCAACGCAACAAGTCCACCCGCCGTCAAAATCCGCATTGACCCAACCACCCGACCTGGGCGGCGTGTTGAGCTCGAACGAGCGCCAAGCATGCGACCCTTCGGGGTGTTCCAGAATACCCCCATACCGCCGCACAGAAGCCAACGCAGCCGCAAAGCAGCCGGCGTCGTCGCCCTTGATCAGCCGCGGGAATGTACCCGGAGCACCACCCCAATACCGGCCCCAACGGGCACACGGAGGATGGGCAACCACGGGAATATCCCCTGGATAGTGGCGCGCGTCCCTGCCAGCGTCCCACGGATCAACACCATCGAGGCCGAAATAAACGCCGCCCGTCTCGACGAACAACGCGGCGATCATGCGGCCATCGCTGTAGGCAGCCCAGGCCGGGCATGCGCTATCGCCGCAAATCCCTTATCGACATCGCCGCTCACCTTTCGCAATCGGCCCGCGACCGCGATCGGGTCGGATATTCCCTGCGCCATGCAACTCCCCCAAAACGTCAACTTGCCCTCGCGTTCCTCCCGGTTGTGGCAATCCCGGCAAATCGGGATCAGCAGCCAATCGGGAGGTTGCTTGCCAGCCGCGCCCTTGTAAACCGGATCGCCCGCGTTGAACCGGAGATGCCCCGGATCGCACGGCGGCCGGCGCCCGCAGCACAGGCACGGCAGGAGTTTCATCCATACCCGATGCGCCGGCAACCGGCGAGGATCAGGCGCCCGGTTGTGAACCAGCACCAGCTTGGCGATGCGGGCAGGGCGGCGGCGCTGGATCATGCTGTCATCCTTTGAACCATCGCGATCCGCTCGCCCAACCACCGCATGCACGGAACCGCCATGCTGTTCCCCAATGCCCGGTAGCGCGAGCCCTCGGCTGCTGGCTTGCCGCGATAGGTGATCGCCGTGTAGTCGTCGGGGAAGCCCTGCAGGCGCTCGCATTCACGCGGCGTGAGGCGGCGCACGGACATGCCTTGAAGCGCGCACGGCAGATTGAGTTCATTCTTGCCGCCGCCCTTGTTTCCCCCAACAAGTGTTGGAGATGGGCGCCCTTCGCCCGGCGAGGCATGCCCATCGAAGGCCATTACCAGCGGCGTGCCGCGTCCCGTGCCGTCCTCGCCGGCGTCGAAGCCATCGGCGCGGAGGCTGTGGGTGATGCAATAATCGTCCATGCCGGCATTGCCGGTGCCGGTGCCGGTGCGAGTTGTCATTGCCGGCGCAATGTCAATCGTCGGCGCAATCAGGTTGTCGGCGGTATCGGCGTCTCCGCGCCATCCGCTGCCGCCTTCAGCGCATCCCGCAATTGGCCGGGCAACTCTTTCCCCCGCTTCTCGGCGCGGCGCAGTATCCCCGCGCAGGCTCTCGGGCTCAAAAAGTACCGCCGCGGCAGGTCGCCAGTCTCCAAGATGTCCGACAACGAAGACGCGACGGCGGCGCTGTGGAACTCCGAAATGCTGAGCGTCAAGAACTCGGTAGGCGAACCCATACCCGCATTGCCCCAAGAGCGCGAGGAAGGCCCCGAAGGCTCGGCCATCGTCAATCGACAGGATGCCGGGGACGTTCTCCCAAACCAGCCAACGGGGGCGTAGCCGTCGAGCAAGATGCACAAACTCGATGGTGAGTCCGCCCCGGTTCCCAGCAAGGCCCGCGCGAAGTCCTGCGACCGAGAAATCCTGGCAGGGGGTTCCCCCCACAAGAAGGTCGATTGCTTCATAGTCACCCTCGTTGATCGTCGTGAAATCGCCGTGGATCGGAACGCCGGGCCACCGCTCGGCCAACACGGCGCGGGGAAACGCCTCGATTTCCGAGAAGAACGCCGCTCTCCAACCGAGCGGATGCCAGGCCACAGATGCCGCCTCGATCCCCGAGCAGACGGAACCATAACAAAGCTCGATCATGCCATGCCTCGATTGCAGTTCGGATCGCCCTTCCCTTCGTCGCGAGCCATTTCCTCGTCAACCACGGCTATCAGTTCCCACACCTCGCGAAAGTGCTTGCGCCACCCCTTCGGCGGCGGCCACGGCACTCCCCACGAGGCCAACGTCGCTTTCGTCCAACCACCCGCAGGAGTCATCGCCGCCTCGATCTCCTCCTCGGTAGGGAGAACCACATCCGCGTGGTCCGCCTCGATCCACCGCTGCAATTCCTCGTCCTCGTTGGGGATCATGCTGTCGGCTCGCTGTAATCGCGCAACATATCGTTCCAATCCTTCCCCGCAATCGGCGGCAACTCGACCCGCACCACCTTGAGCTTATCAACCTCGACCGCCCTGTTGGCCCGAGCGTAGGCTGCTCTCTGGCCGGCGAAATTCTTGTCGTTGTCGCCGAAGATCACCAATTCCTCGACACCTGCCGGGATCACGAAACCCTCTAGAAACGATGTCCCTGTCGTCGCCCAGCACGGCACGCCCTTGAGCAACCATGCCGACAAGGCATTCTCGATCCCCTCCGCTACCCCCATTCGGGGACTGACCGGGCAGAGGCGCACCGCACAGCCTACCGGCGTCTTGTGCGGCATCATCCGCTTGGGCCGCTCGATCGGCAGCTTCATGCCGGCATAGTCGATGAAGGTTCGATGCAGGTTCACCGTCTCGCCGGTCGGACCTGACACCCTCGCAAGAATGCAAGCCCCCTCATCGTCCTTCGTGGTGTACCGCAGGCAACTCGGCACGCTATCCAACCCCCGGCGCCGAAAATACCGCTCCCCAGGCGTTCCCTTGAGCGGTTGTGAGCCTTCCCATAACCGTTTCATCTCGTCGCGAGAGACTTCCTTCCGAGGCTTTTCCACCGCGACCTCGCCTAGCACCGCCTCGATCCGCTTCGCCGCTATCGCAAAGTCTGCCCCGACAACCCGAACGGCCAGGGCCAAGCCGTCCCCTTTGCCACACTGATTGCAAATCCAATTCCCGGAACCATCCCGATTGATGAACCGCCAACGATCCTTACCTTCGCACCACGGACAGGGACCGTTCTTGCCCGTTAAGAACCGCTGATCCAAGCCGATCAGGGGAAGGATGGCCGACCACCGGCCCTGCGTTCTCTCCCGCAGCGGAGCCGCGTGCATCACGCCGCAACCTTCCCCTGCTTTTTGGCAAACCGGATGATTGATGCTCTGATCCAGCTATCGACCTCGAAGCTCACCGGCATATCTGGAGCGTACTTGTGCGCGTTGGGCCAGACCCCCACCGCATCCCGGTACTTGTTCGACGCCCAGCCGGGCTTGTAGCCCTTCAACCGGCCGTAGGATTTCAACTCTCCGTAAAAATCAGCAAGTGGGATCGGCCTACCCTGTAGCTCGATCACCCCGGCGTTGTGCCGCTTTTTCTGCGTCTTCGTCAGTTCGATCAATTCTCCATCGACGACCTCGACGTTGGATTTGACCTCGGGCTTGAACCCACAAGCGGGGCAGACGCTGACCCTCGGCGGCCGGAGGAAGTGGCACTTCGGGCATTCCTTCGGCAGCGGTGGCTTCTTCGCCTCGGCCGTGTTTGGCTTCCCATCGTCGAGCCGATCGTGGTGAATATCCGTGACCAGACCTAACCGGCTCGACGTGTCGCTGTGATCCAAAATCAGGCAATCTTCCTTCCCCTCAGCCGTTCGCAACCCCCGCCCGATGATCTGCACGTAGAGGATTTCGCTTTTCGTCGGCCGGGCCAGGATGATGCAGCGCACGTCCCAATCAACCCCCGTCGTCAGCGTGCCGACGTTGCACACCACGGCATAATCGCCCTGGTGGAAAGCGTCCTTGATCGCCTTGCGCTCGTAGGCGTCCGTGTATGCGTCCTGGTAGCCGCAGGTGATCCCGGCATCGAGGAACCGCTGTTGCAGGTGCTTGGCGTGCGCCCGGTCCACCCCGAAGCACAGCGTCGGCCTACCCTCCCCCTGTCTGATCCACGTCTCGACGACATCAGCCACAAGCTCAGGCTTGCTCATCGCCCCCGATAGCTGCTCCTGGTGATAATCCCCCGCCACGGTTTTCACGCCGCTTAAATCGGGGTGGCTCGGCGCGAAGGCTCGGAACTTCGAGAGGTAGCCCTGATCGATCAACCCCTGCGTCGTCGCCGAGATGATCAGATCGTCAAAAACCTTTCCCAACCCCTTCGTCCAAGGCGTCGCCGACAACCCGATGAACGGCACTTTTTGCCATTCGGGGGAAGTGATCCATTTCTCCAGGCTGTCGAACCGGCGATGAACCTCATCGATGATCACGATGTCAGCCTCGGGCCAGTTCCTCCGAGCCAACGTCTGCACCGATGCGACCTGTACCGGCCTCGACCAGTCCGTCATGACGTGCTGCGCCTGGATCACCCCGACATCGCGAACCCCGTCCGTCCAGAACGCCTCGACCGTCTGATCGATCAGGCTCAAGGCCGGCACGACGAACACAACCCGCTTGCCCTTCTCCCTCGCCAGCTTGACGACCTCGGCCGCTAGGCGCGTCTTCCCATAGCCGGTCGGGGCCTGTAGCACCGGGCGCTTGTGACCCGACCGCAGGCTATCCCGCAATGCCTCGATTGCATCCCGTTGATGGTCCCGTAAGGGCCTCTCAACGATTGGTTGATCGTCGTCGATGGATGGCAACCGCAACGCGACACCCATAGGCTCTACTCCCATAACTTACTCCCCGAATGGGTCTTACTTCTACAGGTACAGCTACAACTACACGCGCGTGCCATCGGTTTGCCATTAGCTAAACGGTGGCTGAGCCATAGCTGAGCCATAGCTGAGCTAGTCATCTTGCCACCCATTGCCGTTTGGCTCAGCCATCGACGAATGGCCGTTGGGCCACCGCACTGCGGCGCCTCTCTTCCCCGATTCCCGGCGCTCGACAGCCTTGGACCGGGCGATCGCCAGCTCTGCCTCGATACGTTTATGGACAAGAAATCCATCGACTTGCGTAAAAAACGTTAGGATGGTATGTTTGATTTTAGTCCATTGTTTCTTGCTATCGCAGCATGACAGCCGCCACAATTCATCGTCGTTATTTTTTATTGGTTTTACGGTACACCAAAAAAGCTT